CCACAATTAAAGAGTTAATGAGCCACATTAGGAAACTTAAACAATCCCAAGTATGACCCTGTACAGCANAGGGTAATAAAGATTATTGAGTGATATGAATAAAAATACTCAGTTAGTACAGAAGTCCTTAGACACAATATCCCCTGGTTGGGAAACTGTTCTAATTGCTACCGTAACCGATCATGGCTTTGAGTACGATGTGTTCAACAAGATTGACGAAGAACACTCTCAAGAGAACCTTGCTGTGCTACTGGCACTAGTTGCCAAGATGTCCCAGCAAGAGTTAGAACAACTAGATTGGAGCGAAAATTAACTTTACTGAGCATCCTTTACTGTTTCCTCCTACAGACGAAGAAGTTGTCTGGCTGTACGAGAACGACCTTAATCTTCTTAAGGAGCTACACAAGGCTCACGAGAGCAGAATAAAGGCATCGATAGAAGACCCTATTCGTCATGGGTTTAATCTTCCTGGCTGGGAACGCATAAAGGAGGGGCTGCAAGAGTACAACGAATGCCTTGCCCTTGGTGGCAATAGATCAGGCAAGACTACTGGATTTGCTAAGATTATAATGGAGGCCGTAACGGAAAGCACTGACGGTCATGTAGTATGCTTTTCTCAGAACGAAGATACTTCTATCAAGGTACAGCAAGCAGCTATCTGGGAAATGATGCCTAAGGAATTCAAGAAGAAGACCAAGAGCATCGAAGGGTACATCAATTACAGTATGCAGAACGGGTTCACGGCTAAGAGCTTCATCTTTCCAGATACCCGCACTAGAGTAGATTTTAAGACGTACACCCAGTTCAGTAACAACCAAACAATCCTTGAAGGCTTCGAGTTCGGCTTTCCTGATCCAGTTGGTCTTAACATAGGAGCCTGGTTAGATGAGTACCTGGGAGATGCTGCATTAGTAAATACCCTTAGGTTTCGATTAGCTACTAGGGACTCTAAGATGGGTATAGGCTTTACTCCTATTGATGGTTACACTCCCTTTGTGGCAGAGTACCTAAAGGACGTAGAAACCCTTCAGACTAGAACTGGGGAGCTATTAGACAAGCAAGTCCCTATCAAGCAGTACAGCCCATCTAGGGATGCCTCAGTGGTGTACCTGCACTCAGACGAGAACCCGTTCGGTGGGTACGAGCGTATTGCTAAAGACCTCAGGGGAAGACCAGAGGACGAGATACTTGTACGTGCTTACGGCATACCAGTTAGAAGCATGACATCCCTGCTGCCTTTGTTTAACACTGAGGTAAACGTGCTGAACGAGGAGGAGAACAAGTACGGGATGACATTCCCAGACATTTCTAATAAGGAACAGTTCACCTGTTACCAGGTAGTTGACCCAGCAGGAGCCAGGAACTACGTAGCACTGTGGGCAGGGGTGAACGATATGGGTGATGTGTACATCCGTAAGGAATGGCCTGATAGGGATTACTACGGAGAGTGGGCGTTATTCGGAGATCCTAAGTGGAGATACGGCCCAGCATCTAAGAAGATAGGGTACAACGTACAAGGGTACGTAGATTTGTTCGAGGAAATAGAAGAGGACATCGGCATAAAGGTATTCGAGCGTATAGGTGATAGTCGGTACTTCGCTAAGGAAAACTCTGACAACGATGATCTGTTCACCGAGTTCGATGACTGTGGAATGAACTTTATTCCGTCAGACGGAAGAATGGAAGAAATGGGTATTAGTGCAATAGACGAATGGTTCAGCTATAACCCGAATGTTCCTATTGATTCCGCTAATCGCCCTAGGTGCTACGTCCACCAGGATTGCGGTAACCTAATAGACTCTTTAATAAACTACAACGCATCAGGTAAATCTGATGAACCACTAAAGGATTTCTTCGACATCATTCGTTATTTGCGAATGGCGAACGGAGGAGATGGCCCAGATCATGTTCTGTCTAGGAGCATGATGACTACACGAGTAGGCGCAGGATACTAATTATGGCTAAAGTAAGATTAATAAAAGTAGCTTCTGATTTTGATTTACAATTTGATGAAGTACTCCAACTGGCTAAGAGCAAGCTTTCTGAAGAAATGCTTACAGGTCGAGGCAGAAACACTTGGGTAGACGAGGAAGGACAAGCAATCCTAATGGAGTCTATGTACATCCACGAGATCGTACCCAAGCATTACAGGGGTAAGGTTGTTGCTACCGCTCCCAATCCTAGCTACGTGTTTGCTTACATCCCAGAAATCCAAATGAAAGTACCAGTTGTTATCCCCAGAAGGTACAAGAACTCGATAAAGGGTAAATCAATAACTATAGAAATGATAGAAGATGTTAGAGGAAAAAGCTACAGATATGTTAAATAAACTGGTTTTAGACCATAGTTTTATAGAGGAACAAGTAGACAGACTACTAGCCTGGGAAATATTTATTCGGCAGGTAAGGGGAAAGGATCAAGAAGAAATGTTACCATTAGAATTATGTGATAGAATAGGGGTAAGTATATTATACATAAACCATCTTCTAGAAGATATTAAAAAAAGACCTCAGTTTTATGCAAAGTGATTCAACTTTAGATTCGCTAACGTACGTTAGTGACGAACCAGACATTAACTCCCTTCGTTACGCTTACGACCAATCAGTACTTGAGCTTGAATCATACTTTGATTTGTGCAGAGATAGCTACGATGATCGTAGGAACTACTGGCCAGGAAAGAGTTCAGACCTAAGAAAGCACGGAGCTGATGCGTTCCCGTGGGAAGGAGCTTCAGATATGGAGGCTCACGTTATTGACGAAAGAATCACTCGACTGGTTTCTTTGTTCATGGCTTCTCTTAACAGGGCGAACATCAGGGCTTTCCCTGTAGAGGTTCAGGACGTGCCCAAGTCCAAGATCGTATCTAACTTCCTTAAGTGGATGGTTACATCTGGGTACATTTCTAGGTTCAGCCGAGAAATGGAGCTAGGGGCAAACTACCTACTTGAGCGTGGATTGCTTATTAGCTACGTAGGATGGCACTCAGAGGACAGGAAGTTCTTACAGAGGTTAGACCTTAACGAGATAGCTCAAGTAAGCCCACAGCTAGCAGAAATGATCATATCTGGGAATAACGAAGACCAGATGATTTCTATGCTTCAGAAGACGTTTGACGGAGTTACCGTTAAACGAGCAAAGAAAGCACTAGCTGAGTTAGCCGATGTAGGATCTGCGGAGCTACCAGTAGTACGCCGACAGGTTAATGCACCAGAGGTAAAGACACTAGCACCAGATGGTGACTTCGTATTTCCTCCTTACGTTACTGATCCACAAAGATCTCCTTATTGTTTCTGGAAAACTTACGTAACCCCTCAAGAACTAGAAAACAAAATAGCTACCGAGGGATGGGACGAGTCTTTTGTGGAGCTTATTATCGACAGATACCGTGGAGTAAACATAGATACGGTAGAGGTTGAGCAGGAAGGTAGACGTTTACTTAACAGCAACTCTTACGAAGCTGAAGAACTAATAGAAATCGTTTACGGTTACCAGCGTCTGATTGACAAGGAAGACGGATCTGAGGGCATATACTGCACTGTATTCCACCGTGAGTTCAGTGGAGATGGTGACGTTCCTGGTTACGCTAAGTTCGAACTACTTAACGGCTACGAAGACTACCCAGTAGTAGTAACTAAACTTTCCGAGGATAGCAAGAGATTGTACGATACGATGACAATTCCTAGCCTTCTAAGAGGAATACAGAACCAGGTCAAAATAGAAAGAGACAGCAGGATCGACCGCAACAGCCTTGCTACTGTACCGCCGATCTTTCACCCAGTAGGGCAAGCTCCAACGGACTACGGGCCAGGGCGTTACATCCCTTATCGCCGCAAAGGAGACATTGACTTCGGCCCTACTCCTTCGTACAACCAAGGATCTTTAGAAATGGAAAAGACCTTAGAACAGCAAGCAGATCGCCTTGTTGGGCTAGATGAGTCATCTTCAATTTCTCAAATTAAAAAACAGTTCCTTGTAGACAAGTTCCTAACTCACTGTTCTGAAGTAATATCTCAGTGCTACCGATGCTTCCAACGCTTCGGCCCAGACCAGATATTTTTTAGAGTTACGGGAGTACCTGATCCTCAGACATTTAACAAAGGTAACGCTGACGAAAACTTCGATGTTACAATTAGCTACGATGTTCTGAACACTGATCCCGAAAGCCAAGAGAAAAAACTTAATCAAATGGTTTCTCTCCTACAACTAGACAGGAACGGTAGGATAAACGTAGATAACTTGTTAACTCTTGCGGCGGCTTCAGTTGACCCAGTACTTGCAGACGGAGTTCTAGAGCCAGTACAAGTTGCTCAAGAAAAACTTCTTAAAGATATTACAGATGATTTATCAAAAATCTATTCAGGCATTGAAGTTCCTGCTCGCCCATCGGCGGCTCAAGCTGCTTTGCAAATTATTCAACAGTACTCTCAGCAGCCAGACATTCAAAAGCGTCTGCAAGAAGATGAGGCTTTTGCTCAGCGTTTGCAAAAATACGCTGGTCAGTATCAGTTCGCGGTTCAGCAAGCTCAAAACGCGCAAATAGGTAGGATAGGTACTCAACCCGCACAGATGGGCGGTACTCAAACTCAAGGTATGCAGCAGTAACTGAATTTATGAATATAGAAGAAGACCTAAACACATTATCTCACCACGAACATTTTGCAAGATTTGTTCAGCTAATTAACTCGTTTAGAGAAGAGTGCATAGCTGAAATGCACGAGGCAGACACAGATAAGCTTCAGCAACTTGCAGGGCGAATTATTGCTTACGATCAGATTATGCAGATGACTGATTGGAATAGTTTACAAAAGAAATTTTCTGCTATTCTGTAGCACAAAAAAAGTGTGTTATAATAGCACATCGCCATCGCTCGGCGTTAAGGAGTGGAAACAATTATGTCTAACGAAGTTATCTCGGTTGACGCTGAACCCGAACAAAACTCAGTGGAAAATATAACAGCGGAGGATTTTGCCATCCAACGCTTAGGACAGATTCAAGGAGAGCAGACTGAGGATACTCAGGAAACTCAAGAGGAAGAAGTCCTAGAAGAAGCGGTTGAATCCGAAGGGGAGGAAATTATTCAGGATACTGATGACGAATCCACTGAAGAAGAAACTGAAGATGTTCTTTCACAGTACAACTTAGATAATTTATCTGAGGGCGAGCTTAAAGATCTTGCAGAAAAGCTTGGCAGTAGAGCCGTGGCTCGCTTCGGCGAACTCACAGCTAAACGTAAAGCAGCAGAAGAAGAGCTTGATAAAATAAAACAATCACTACAACAAGATCCATTGAAACAGGAAGCGGAAGATGTCAAAGACAATCCCTTCAACGATGTTCAGGATATTAAGTCATTACAAGAAAAAGCTAAGGAGATAAGCGATATTATCGAATGGGCTGAAGATGTTTTATTTGAATCAGACGATTACTCTGCTCACGACGAAGTTACTGAGCTAGATGGTAAGAAAATGACTAAAGCGGATGTAAGGTCTGCTTTAAAGAACGCTCGTAAATCTAGGGATCTTTATCTTCCAGATCAACTAAAACAAGTTCAAAAGACGCAAACCGCTGAAAATCTTAAAAAAGAGTTAGGTTCTAAAGCGCTTAAAGAATTCAATTGGTTGAACGAAAAGGATAACGAAACACGGAAATCATTCCTTAGCATTGCAGGAAATAAAGACTTGCAAAAGGTTTATAAGGAGTACCCCGTTCTTGGGGCAGAACTTCCGTACATGCTTGCTCATGCAGTAGATAGTATGTACTCGCGCAAAAACGTAGGTACAGGCACAAAAAATACGCCACTTACAGATTCTAACTCAGTAAGCAATCCAAAGATTAAGCCCTCAAAGACCTCTTCACCTTCCTCTGCTATGCCAGAGCAAGGTCAAAGAAAATCATCTAAAGTACTAAAAGATCTAAATTCACGCTTTAAACAAAGTGGCAATAAAGATGACTTCATTTCATTACGAACCAAACAATTAGCTAGAAAATAAAATGGCTTTCTCAAATACATACGATACAACTAATTCGGGTTCTGGTGTTTCCAATCGCGAAGACTTGACTGATGTCTTGACTATCCTCGCTCCTGAAGAAACTCCAGTCCTTTCCTCTGCTTCCAAGCAGAAAGCATCCGCAACATTCGTTGAGTGGACGGTAGACGCATTGTCTGCTCCTGCAACCGCTGGCATCCGTGAAGGTGCTGACGTTAGCGCGTTCACTGACCAATTTGCTGGTCGTGCAAAGCTTGGAAACTACATCCAAAAATTCCGTCGCGATTACCAGGTTTCTGATCTTCAGGAAGCTGTTGAAAGCGTTGGCCCTGCTAAGCTTGCTCAAGCTGAAGCAAAAGCAATCCGTGAGCTAAAGCGTGACATCGAAGCTACCCTCTGTGGTACGCAAGATCGCGCCGTTGAAAACGGAACTAACACTGCTTACGCTTTGCGTGGTCTTGGCGACTGGATCGATTCCGCTGGCCCATCAGATGTTCCTGCTGGATTCCGCACTCCTGCTGACAGCATCCATGCTGCTGCTGAAGGTGCTTTCACGGAAACGGTTCTGAACAACCTGATCACCTCGATCTTCCGCGAAACTGGCACGAGCAACAACCTCACGATGGTTGCTGACACTGCTGTTCGCCGCATCATCAGCGACTTCGCTCGCACTGGTGTAGATGGAAACGCTGCTAACGGAGGTGTTCGCACTGTTAACTACAACGGTGACTCCGCTCAAATCAAGCTCAGTGTTGAGTTCTATCAGTCTGATCATGGTATTATCTCGATTGTTAATGGCAATCCTGACTGTATGCCTGACACGACCAACAAGGACTTCGCTTACTTGCTAAATCCTGAGTACTACGGTGTTCATGAGCTGATCCCAATGGGATCGACTCGCCTCCCGAATCAGGGTGGTGGTGAGCGTGGCTACGTTGATTGTGCTTTGACCCTCGGTGTTTACCACCCACAGGCTCACGGCAAGATC